CAATTAAAAAATGAATGGGGTTCAATAGAGGTGAAAACTTGATCTGGATGTTTTTCTCTATTTTGCCGTTTTCAGAATAGACCGTTTTCAAATCGTGCGCCAAATTTTTATTGTTCAGAGTAATCATATTGTAGTTAGTCTCATCCATTTGGAAAAAACGGTTGTAAATTGGATTGTATGCCTGGAGGTTGCTAATGCGATATGGATTGTAATCCACATCGGAATCTACAGAATCATGTTGAGTTTCCATTTTACCCAAATCAAGCTTCTTCAATTTCCTATACCCAATTTGGAATTTCGATTTATTTTTATCGGACATTGGACGTGCTTATAATTTACCTAAACTATAAAATATTTGAAAATTGAACTCACTTCGTTTGAACCGACCGTTTTATTTCTATTCACAACATATATATATCGTATCCATCCCAAATGACTTTAGAATTAAGAAAATTTGATATGAGAAGTATTGTATTTGACCCTAAAGAAAACAAGGGTCCGGTCATTGTTCTCATCGGGAGAAGAGACACCGGCAAAACTTTTTTAGTCAAAGACTTGCTATATTTTCATCAGGATGTTCCCATCGGCACAGTTATATCAGGGACCGAGGCTGGAAACGGTTTTTACGGAAAACTTGTGCCTAAACTATTCATCCACGAAGAATACAACTCAGTGCTCATCGAGAATGTGCTGCGCCGTCAAAAAACGGTGATGAAACAGTGTCATAAAGAAATGGAAATGTATAAGAAATGCTCCATTGACCCGCGCACATTCGTAATTCTTGATGATTGTTTGTATGATAATACGTGGGCCAAAGATAAGCTGATGCGCGCCCTTTTCATGAACGGTGAATTGTTTGCCTAAGTCATTTCAAAAAAATGGCTAGTGTATTTAGGGTCATACCCTTTATATGCAACACGTCCAAATTGCGGAGACGTCTTGATATAGAACTTTTGGTTCTATGGAGGTTTATACTACTAAACGGCTTTAGAAATAGAGTCGCGGTTTATGCTAATCACATAAAGTATAGTAAAAAGGTATAAAATAGAGATAACCCGCAGCAAGTCATCTAAGTCTGTTTAAACGGCTATGCCCGATATATGGTGAGGATATGATGATTGTTCAACGACTAAATGCCCGTGGGGTTGAGTAATTTAACCAATTACAATGATGCCTTAAGATATAGTCTAAACCCACTCGAGAGAGTGCAATGCCCATTCAAAAAGCATTGATTTAATGATTTCAGAAGGAAATGTCTGAATAAAAATGGTAATAATTGAGACACTGGAAAGTAATGCTTATTATCACGATGCAATACCCGCTCGGTATTCCACCAAATCTACGTACCAACATTGACTACGTTTTTATTCTAAGAGAGAACTATTTATCAAATCGTAAGAAAATCTGGGAAAACTTCGCCTCTATGTTTCCCACACTGGAGTCATTCTGCTCTGTATTAGACCAAACCACTGAGAATTATAGTTGCTTGGTCATATCAAACAACGCAAAATCCAATAAAATCACTGACCAGATATTCTGGTACAAGGCCGAAGATAGACCAGACTACAAATTGGGGTCAAAAGAGTTTTGGGAGATGTCGAAGAATCTTGCCTCGGATGATGAAGGTGATGAATATGACCCAAACGCACGAAAGAAGCAAAAAGGGCAGAATATCACGGTTAAGAAGACTGGAGGTAAATGGTAAACGGCTTCAAAATATAAACTATTGCACACCATCCGTATAATTATATTTATTTACACATAATAAACAAATATAAACAAATATAAACAAATATACAATGTCTCTCACAGAATTTTTAAATATCCGTGGATATTATTCGTTTGAAGGAAACAGTAGTGAAAACCCATATCAAACACGTGACTTAATAGAGATAACAAATAAACCAAATTTACACGTTATGGAAATTGGTTTCAATGCAGGTCATTCAGCAGAGACGTTTTTGAAAAACAATACACAGCTGAGTTTAGTTTCATTTGATTTGGGTCTTCACAATTACATAACGGCGTCTAAAAATTATATTGATGCTGTTTATCCAGATAGACATACATTGATATTAGGGGATAGTCGCGAAACAGTTCCGCACTTTATTTCTGAAAACAAAGATGTAAAGTTTGATGTTATATTCATTGATGGCGGTCACAAATATGAAATAGCAAAAGCTGATATGGAAAATTGTTTTCACTTAGCACATAAAGACACGGTTATTATTTTGGATGATACAATGTTTACGAATGATTGGATTCAAGAATGGACAATTGGTCCTACCCAAGTTTGGGCAGAAAAAATACAGACAAATCAAATTGTCGAGTTCGGCCATATAGATTACTGTAGTGGAAGAGGAATGGCTTGGGGTAAATATTTATTCTAGAACCACTGTATACGCACCCAATTATAAAACACGTCTGTGTCGTTCACCATCTTGCTTACATACCCGGCGGTCCACGCCGTATTTTTTTTATTTATAAAATATGTATAACGTTCATTTGGATAAACCATATAGTATTGTTCAAGCAACAACTTTTCACCAAGACCAACGATATTTTGTCTAAGTGGAACGCTCACATTTTTCACACGCAAATCCGCCCGCACATGGCCTTCGCAGAAAGACAGAATATGGTCAACTAATTCGGACGGCAACATTGATATGACTACTCGCATTCTTTTACATCTTTTGTAAATAAATATCCATATCTATATAAAAACACGTTGATATCATAATATAATAGAATGATATCAAACAAACACATACTTTTATTTGGCGGTTCAGGGTCACTTGGAAACCAGTTTATAGAAACCTATATTGGAAACAACACAATTACAAATTATTCACGCGACGAGAATAAGCACTGGAAAATGGGACTTAAATATAAGACGGACCGCCTGAGATTTGTAATTGGCGACATCCGTGATTACAATAATGTTGAAAACGCAATTTTGCGCGAGCAACCTCACATTATTGTTATTATGGCCGCTCTGAAACACATAGACCGCTGCGAATACGCAATCAATGAATGTGTCCAGACGAATTTTATGGGACCAAGTAATATATTGAATGTAATTGAGAAAAACAGTGACAGAATCAGAAATCTGGAGTGCGTGGTTATGGTCAGCACGGACAAGGCATGTGAACCGACGAATGTCTATGGTATGGCGAAGGCCTTGGCGGAGAGCGCCATTGTGGAGAAATCCATGTATATTAATAAATATAAATTCGTGAATATCCGCTATGGAAATGTGCTCAATTCACGTGGAAGCATTATTCCTATACTACACGAAAGAGGCGCAGACCCAGATGTAAAGGAGTTCACACTTACACACCCAGATATGACACGTTTTGTGATGACGCTGGAGCAAAGTGTTGCGTTGATAGAATATGCAATTTTGAAGGGAGAGTCGGGGGATACAATTATACCAAAACTGATTTCGATGAAACTTATAGATTTGTTGGAGATTTTCTCGGAGAAATATGGGAAACCAGTTAAAATTACGGGTCTGCGCCCAGGCGAGAAAATGCTGGAATCGTTGATTTCGGAAACTCAGGCGATGAGACTAGTTAAAACAGAAGAGGGATATATGCATATTAAACCACCATATTCGAATTTGCTGGTGAAAGACGATATACAAAATTACAATAGCAAATTAAATCCATTAAATAAAATGGAGTTAAAAGAATATATGGACGCATTGTCTTTGATATAGTATATAATGGATTATTTACAAACATATTCATCGGCGTTTTCAAATAAAACATACTCATCAGAACATCATATACAATATGATTTTGCTATAGATTGCATAAGTAAAATACACAATAATCTAGATACATTTACTTGTATTGATATTGGTAGTGGTCGAGGTCATTTAATTAAAATGGTAAATAATTTTTTTCCAAATTCAATGATTACATCAGTTGATTTAGAAAAATTCAACAGCGAAAACGTAAATTTCAAGAAATGTGATTTATCAATTATGGATGATAGAAATAGTTTAATTGGTAATAGTTATAATGTATTATGCTGTACAGATGTATTTGAACATTTAGATAAGTCATTTATAGAAGACGTAATAAAAATGTGTTCGATGTTATCCAATAATTGTGTATTGGCTATTGCTAACCACAGTGATGTTATGAATGGTATTGAATTACATACTATACAAGAAGATGATGAATGGTGGGAATCATATCTAACAAAATATTTTGTTATTGAAAAAAAAGAAATCCGTTATAATGGAACTCTATATATGTATTTTTGTACAAAAAAAACGAATCTCTAAACCCTATAAACATCTTTATACTTTTTGGCGTCCGCGCGCAACAAACGTAGTCTGTCTTTTTCTATGTTGCAGGGGTCGTTCGGCCTCGCTACGAAAAAAGCCTTCTTTCGTTTGTTTTTATCATCCATATTTTTGCTCAAATACGACAGGGTTATAAAAATACGCTTACTTTCGAGAGGACACAATGCTGGTTCTGGATTTCCATGCCACGAATAATCGTTGCATGTAAATAGGACAAGTCTATTAAACAACGGCGCGATGCTATCAACCTTTTCAATGAGCTTTACATCATTGTTTTCGCACGTTTCCCCGCGCCAAATTTCCAATTCACATCCATACTCGGATTTCCATTCATAACTCAGGTAAATTCCAAGTGTGATTTGTTTTTTAAGGTCCATTGTTGGGTGAATCCCAGCATCCACATGGATGTCCAATTTGTCGCCGTGACTATATTTATGAACCCCCCAAAAATTGCGCGTATCATCTAGGATCAAATCATATCCAACCACGCTAGATAGATGCGCAACAAAATGGTCCGATGTAAGTTCGTCAAATAATGAAGTAAGATGTGGTGGAAAGTTGAATTTGTCTCGCAATGTGAATTTTTGCTCAAATGGATTATCGTATCTGTCCCACGCTTCATCCGATATATTCAATATTTCGGTTTGTAATGCCGTTGCAAATGTTGCGTCCATGAATTCGTCCTGATACATATGCGGGTATGGCGCAATATTAGTATACTTATCTTGGGACAGCGAAATAGTGGATAAACGTGGATTCATATAAACATAATACTCAACTATGTTTATATTTTGTTATAATAGTTATTTACATTATTCGTTTTATCATTTTCTCAAACAAAGATCTTTCGGCATTCACTGATGTTCGGTCAAATGTATTTATAAATTTTTTCGTAGAAACTCCACCATTATACCAATGAACGCCAAAAGTATAATCTTTTATTACTGATTCATCAGTAGAAGTAAAAAACCCATCTATATTATCCCATTCAAATGGGTAAATGTGTTCAGACAGCGCAAATAAATTTTTTTGTTTGTTTGAAATATTATATTTAGTTCTCCATAATTCGGGACCTATTTTTTGATAATTATCTAACTGTTTGTTTTTAATAATATTTACAGAAGTTTTATATAGATCTGTAATCATCTCACATTTTGGTTTTCCCACAATAAACCCAGTTGGAATTGTCTTGCTATATGTAAATAAAATCATATCAACATCCGTCGAAAAGAAAAATGGGGGGATTGGTTTTATGAATAAAATATCCATATCAAACCAAACTCCACCATGTTCATATAATTTCACAATCCTGGTGAAGTCGGCTTTATAAACACATGAAATGTTATTTTCAATATTGTATTCATTTTGAAAATCAATAGGCACCAATTTTATTTTTTCACGGTTTATGGAAACAATTTCATCGAGCGTGATTTTTTTATTTATTTCTACACTATGCTCTGATGTATTCCACTGTTTTAATATAGTGGTTGGATTAAGTGCGGTATATATAGTAATATCCAAATCTGGATTATGTTTGTGTAGCGAATAGATTGTATAATAATGGAGTTCAGACAGTTGGTCGCCCTCCCAGTAAGTAAATAAAATTTTGGGTATCATAGTTATATTATTATTATAACAAAATATTATTATATTATTATATTATTATATTATTATATTATTATATTATTATATTATTATATTATTATATTATTATATTATTATATTATTATATTTTTATATTTTTATATGAATTTTTATTTTATGTA